ACTCTTACTACTTCTATAGGTGGTAAACTATCTCTCACTGGTGGTACATTAAGTGGTGCGTTAAATGGAACTAGTGCGGTATTTAGTTCAACAGTTAGTGCTACTCAATATACGGCAACAAGTACAGGTGGTAGTGGTTTAAGAGTATATGGAGCTGCAGGCACTAACCAGTGGGATATATATCTTAACAGCACAAATCTTAGATTTAGTGATAATACAGGAACCGGAAATATAGTTTTTGATAGGCCCTTAAATGCCAGTACTATTAATGCCGGACAATCATTATTTCAAGTTTCCGATGCTGGGGTTGGAACAAAAACACTTGTTCAAACTTTAGAAAGAACTAGTGCTTCACCTTCTTCTACAGCAAGAGAGGTAGGACTAGCATTTAAAGATGGTAATAATTCAACTTTAGTAGGGGGTGTTGCAGGAGTAAGATTTAATTCTAGTGGTAATTATTATGGGGGGTTGAAATTTTATGTAATGGGTGCATCCGGAACCCCAGCTACTACTTTTTCTGATTTAACTGCGGCTTTAACAATTGATTATGCTAGTGCAGCGACCTTTAGTAGTAGTGTGACGGCAAATCAGTTTATATCAAACGCTACAAATGTAGGTGATGAATATTATTTTTTTAAAGGAAATGCAGTAGTAAATAATAATTTTAGTATATATGCTTACACTAATTTTCTTTATATTAATGCATATAGTTCAATTAACATAAGGGCAAACAATACGGGCGGAAGTGGAGGAACTATAAATTTAACAGGAGGCAACGTAGGCATAGGCACTGGTTCGCCAACAAACAGGCTAGAAGTTAAAGGTCTGTTTGGGGCTCCTACAACTACAGGCAATGCCCAAAATGGAATAGCAAGATTTTCTCAAACATCAGGAGGAGGAAGTCTTGATATTGGATTTGGAGATCCATATTCTTGGATACAGTCAAGACAATCTGCTGATTATTCTACAAATTATGCACTTGCATTAAATCCAAATGGCGGCAACGTCTTGATTGGAACGACAACGGATAATGGGGCGAAGTTAAATGTCGGTGGGTCTTATCAGGCTTATCCTGTAAGTATTGAAGCAATGGCTGGTGGAGGTCAATTAGCATTGACAAGAAGTGGAGCGGTTGCTGAATTCTATATGGGTGGAAGTACAGGAGGAGGAACTCAACTATATGTAAGGTCAGGAGGAAGTGGAGGAGTAAGATTAGATGCAGGTTCTACTGGATGGGTTTCAGCTTCAGATATTAGATTAAAAGATGTCACAAAACCTATACAGAAGGCAGTTGAAAGTTTGTCAGGGCTTCAAACTATTTACTATTCTTGGAAAGACTCGATAGATAAAAGTTTACACATTGGATTAATTGCTCAAGAAGTCGAGAAAGTTTTTCCTGAGTTAGTTTCTGAATCTTCCATTGATGGAATGAAAGGAGTAAATTACACTGAATTAATACCTGTAATAATTAAAGCAATACAAGAACTAAACGAAAAAATAAACAAATGAAAACAATTGAAGCAGTCTCAATATGGGACAACGGACAAACAGTAGAGGCTAAAATCTTAAATGCTTACGCTGTAAATGTTACACTAGGAACAAGTGCGACATTCTATTATTCACTACTTTCTGAAACAGCAGAGGGTAATGTAGGTCAACAAGTGGCACAAGGAAACTTGAGCATGACTGGTGAAGCATACGCTCAATGGGAAGTGGACTCCTACGCATGGGATTGGGTAGCATCAGAGCTTAACCTAACCATCACAGGTGACTATGTACCACCAGTGCCTCCAGCTCCTGAGCCTACTCCAACTCCTGAAGTTGAAGATCCAGGAGTTAGCGCAGAATAAAAAATAATAGTATATTTGTCAAAAATTAAATCTTTATGAAAATCAAACTAAAAGACATCGTGCTCTTAAGACAAGAGCTAAATGGGTTGTCTGATCGGGCAACTGGACAAGTTTTCTACAAGGGACTGCTTTTGCAGGAGCTTCATTTTAAAGCAAAGTATCATCTTTCAAAACTTTCAAAAGAAGTTGAAAAAGAATTTGAACATCTTGCTGAGACTGAGAAGGAGCTATTTAAAAAATACTTTGGTGAAACAGAGCCAGAACAAACAAAGGAATTCTTTGAGAGTGAAGATTTTGTTAACTACAGTACCGATAGAGCAGAATTATTTAATGAAGAGATTGAGTTTACTGACTTTTCTTTTTCAGTAGATGATTTTGATTTTAAATCAACTGAGTCCTACTCAACATTTATTGAGTTATTCCTAAAATAATACTCAGAATTAATTAGGGTAAGAGAGTCCCACTTCAGTACAAGCTGTGGTGGGATTTCTTTTTATGTCGCAAAAAAGCATTATTTTTGAGAAAAAAAAGATTAGATAAATGAGTCATATTCCACCATTCGAGCAGGTACTAGGTTTAGGCATTATAGGGGCAGTTACTTCAGTAATGAACATGAATGAAACCCTTAAGTTCCTAATTTTAATTTTGACGTTTCTGGGTTTGGTGATCAAACTTTGGGAGCAAATCAAAAAAAGCGAGTTTTTTTTAGAAGATATTAAAAAAATTGGGCGCAAAATATTTAAGAAGTAATGAATAAGTTTTTTGGTTGGGCTAAAGGATTTCTTTCTGAGCATGGTGAAGCGTCTAGCAAACGACTTGTTGGTGTTCTTACTGCTATTGCATTGTGCTGGACTTTATATTATAATCCTAATGACGCATTAATTTATTCTGTTGCTGCATTGTCTGCCGCAGCTTTAGGAATTACAGCCGCTGAGAAGATATTTAAAAAACCAACTAATTAATGAATACTAAAAATCTAGCAGCAAAGCTACCAAAGGCGGCATCTTCTTACATGCTACAAGTTGTAAGTAAGTACGACATTAAAAACCCTTTGCATCTTGCTCACTTTTTGGCACAGATAGCTCACGAGTCTGGTAACTTTCAATTTGTTACTGAGAATTTAAATTATTCTGCTGAAGGTCTTAGAAAAGTATTCCCTAAGTACTTTGTGGATAACATTGCTGCAATGAAGTACGCAAGGAATAGTGAGGCTATTGGATCAAGAGTATATGCCAATAGAATGGGTAACGGAGATGAGGCATCAAAGGAAGGATTTAAGTTTAGAGGTAGAGGGTATATTCAGTTAACAGGAAAGAGTAACTACAAAGCTTTTTCTGATTTCATTAAAGAAGACTGTGTTGCAAACCCAGATCTTGTGGCTACAAAGTATCCAATGGATTCAGCAATATGGTTCTTTGACAAGAATAAACTTTGGGACATCTGCTCAAAAGGATCTGACGATGCTACAGTTACAGCAGTCACTAAAAGAGTTAACGGTGGAACAAATGGACTTGCTGATAGAATTTCTAAGTTTAAACTATACTACTCACTCTTAGAACAAGATTGATATGAATGAAAATGTTTTAAATGGATTAGTGTTTTTTATTTTTGGATGTATCGTCACGGTTTTACTTTACCCATCTCAAGAATATGAAAATAATTTTGAAGTTATAACAGAGGTAAGAACAGATACTGTCTACGTAACTTCAAGCAACACTGTGTATATCCCTAAAAAAGAGATAAAAACAGAAGTAATTAGGGATACAGTCCTAATTGATTATAAGCCTAAAATAAGCAGCTTTGAGACTACATTTCCATTTGAGTATGGAAGTACTAAGGTAAGCGGAGAAGTCTTGGGAGAGGTACTTAAAATGACCGCTACGAACGACTACAAGATACCAGTCGTAACAAACACAATTACAGAAACCAAGACTGAGACAATTGTAAAAAAACCAAAGGGTATTTACATCGGTGGAGCAGTCAACTCTATACTTGAGCCAAGTGCTTCAGTTTCTTATTTAGACAATAAGTATTTATTTAGTTATCAGTACCAACCATTTAGTAGAACTCACCAAATTGGAATTAGCAAAAAGTTGTTTTAATTTGCGATATTAAATTAAAAAATCAATATTTGTATTTAATTATAATAAAATGGCACAAATCGAAAAAACACAATTAGAAAGAATCCACAGTCTAAGAGTAGCTTACGCAACAGCTAAACTAAGAATTGCTGAGATTGAAATTGAAAAGCAAGGTATTTTTATTCATCTTTCAAAAGTATCAGAGAAAATTTCTGAAGAAGAAGATGCTATAAAAGCTGAGTTTGGAGATGACGCAGTTATTGATCTTAAGACTGGCGAGGTAACAAATGGTAATTCGTAAGGTATCTATTGGTGCTGACTACAAGGGTAGTGCAATGCACTACGTTGTTGGCCAGCCTGTCTTTAACGAGATGTACAGGATACATGAGATTAGAGAGAAGAATAAACGTGTATCAATCTATGTTATTCATGGTGAAGAAGGGTCAGGTGAAATTTACCTGTGGAAGACTTTTAACGAAAACATGGCCATAACTTTTGAGTTTAACTTAGACTTTGAATGAGATCACCATTTCACTTTATTGTAGAGCCAGTAGGTGGTTCTAGATACGATAACGTGAAGAGCATTGGGGGTATGGACTTCATAACTAGCTCTTCAAAAGAAGATCATAAGGCATCTAATAGGCACGCTAAAGTTCTTTCGACACCTATAGGGTATACGGGAGAAGTTATGCCTGGAGACATTGTTATTGTACACCACAATGTGTTCAAGTACTACAACGACATCCACGGTAATGAAAGAAGCGGTAGGTCACACCTATTTGATAGCATCTTCTTGATTGACGATGATCAGTTCTTTCTTTACAAAAGAGAAAACGAGTGGAAAGCTCATTCTAGGTATTGCTTTGTTTTACCAGAGAAAAGAATGGATAACTACATTCTTTCCAAGATAGGAAACGAAGAATACCTTAGAGGAACTCTTATATATCCTAATCAGGACCTTATAGACAAGGGATTGAACAGTGGTGATAAGGTCGCATTTACTCCAGAGAGTGAGTATGAGTTTGAGATAGACGGTATTGTGCTTTACAGAATGTATTCTAAAAATGTTTGCCTAGAGTTAAATGGAATTAAATGAAACAAAAAGAAAGATTATCAGTGCTGGCCGAAAGGCTGTAATGCACTTGATAGAAGTTGCTGAGGAGAGAATTATCTCTGGAGGCGAGGAAGATCTTTCTGCCGACAAGCTTAAGAACGCTGCTGCAACTAAGAAGCTTGCAATATTTGATGCTTTTGAAATACTTGATAGGATTGAGGCAGAGGAAGAGCTGCTAAATAAAACAGACGAGGATGAAACTGGAAAAGGCGGATTTGCTGAACGGAGAGCAAAGAGACACGGGTAAACCGCTGTATACTATAATTGATGTTATACCTGAAAAGGATAGAATCAAAGGTAATACCAAAAAGATATACCAATACGGGTATAATTCTGAGTATGACCTTGTGGTTATATCTAAGGACGGAACCATTGGTGAGATATATCAGATCAATGGTCTTAAGATAGCATTACCAGCTCAACCTAAAGATATTTACAGCAGGTCTGATAGAAAAGAAGATCAGTACTGGAAACGGTTTGATTTCTCGCCAGAGATGGCTAAAGTAAAGTCAATATTCCAGTGGAACCATCTTCCTGTACGTACAAGAAATAATTGGATAAGCTATATTGACCAGGAGTTTGACAGGAGAGACAATGGTTTCTGGTTTAAGAATAATGGCATATCTACCTACATTACTGGTGGTCACTACATGTACTTACAGTGGTCTAACATTGACGTTGGATTCCCAGATTTTAGAGAGGCTAATAGAATACTATACATATACTGGGAAGCTTGTAAGGCTGATAATAGATCATTTGGAATGGTATACCTAAAGATCAGACGATCTGGTTTTTCTTACATGGCGGATGGAGAGATTGTAAACATTGGCACAAACATTCACAACGGGCGTATAGGTATATTGTCAAAGACTGGCCCTGACGCAAAAACAATGTTTACGGATAAAGTTGTTCCTACGTTTAGGAACTATCCATTTTTTTTCAAGCCTATTCAGGATGGCATGGACAATCCAAGAACTGAACTGGCATTTAGAATACCATCGTCTAAGATTACCTCAAAGAACTTTAAGACGATGCACAATGATGAGGAGAAAGAGGAAGGTCTTAACACTACCATTGACTGGAAGAATACCGCAGACAACAGCTACGATGGTGAGAAGTTGCAATTGCTAGTACATGATGAAAGTGGTAAGTGGTCACAGCCAAATAATATTTTGAATAACTGGCGTGTAACAAAAACATGTTTGCGTCTTGGTAGAAAGATTATTGGAAAGTGTATGATGGGATCTACATCAAACGCACTTGACAAGGGTGGTGAAAACTTTAAAAGATTGTATGAGGATTCAAGACCAAATAAGAGATCTGATAACGATCAAACTAAATCTGGTCTCTATGCCTTGTTTATACCCATGGAGTGGAACATGGAAGGATTTATTGATAAGTACGGAATGCCAGTATTTAGAAAGCCTGAAACTCCTGTGATAGGTGTAGATGGTGAGCTTATAAACATTGGTGCTATAGACTATTGGGAGAACGAAGTAAAGTCTCTTAAAAGTGATCCTGATGCACTTAATGAATTCTATCGTCAGTATCCTAGAACAGAGTCTCACGCATTCAGAGATGAGAGTAAGCAGTCTATATTTAACCTTACCAAGATATATACTCAGATTGACTTTAACGATAGCCTTATAGCTGGTAGTTTTACTACTAAAGGGTTTTTCAGTTGGAGAGATGGAAAGAAGGATAGCGAGGTTGTTTGGACTCCAGATCCTAGAGGTAGGTTTAATATATCCTGGGTTCCTCCACGTGGGCTACAAAATAGGGTTGAGAGAAAGGGTGATTTATTTTATCCAATGAATGAGCACATA